CTTCCTAAATACCTTGATCCCGTTAGAAATTTCTTACCACCTACTCGTCCAATTACACGACCACCTTTTCTAGACACACCTTCAGCTGCTTCAAATGTAGCCTTTCTAGAAAAATTACCAAGCGTTTTCGATAATTTACCAATCTTAGACTTTAATATACGTAACCTTTGTGCAACCTGTGAAGGGGGGAATAATTTTCTCAATACAACTATCATCCTTTCAAATATATAACTTACGATTAACGCTTCTACTATAGTTGGTGCAACCATTTCAATCTTATCGAAAGTCGAAAGTTTAATCTCTTCCCAACGACAACACTCAGTTTCACTGTTTAGTTCCATACCACTTGGACACGTATATTCTATTTTTACATTTTGATCATCCGAATTCACACTAATGGTATCATCATTAATAGATGTTACATCATCTAAATATGTTCTTACAGTGTTATTATCGCTATCGAGTGTTTCTATAAAAGTACGTTTATAAGGAAAAAATACACACGGTTGTTTTGGTTCTGTAAGTGTAGCCAATTCAGATTCGGTAAAACCGTTATCTAATATAACTTGCCTGGTAGAAGTGTATAATTGTTGATTCTTAGCTTCATATTCATCTTTTATATTAGAAGCATCTTCTAAAGTTTTTGTATCTAAATTTTCATTATTATTACCATTTTTACCGTCAGTTTTTAATAAAAAATATAAAACTACAAACAAAATTATAACAATAATAAAGGTTAAATACAAACCGAACAAATTCATTTGTATTTATTAAAATAACAAAATATTTTTTTATTCAGGTAGGTCTGGCATGTCTATCCATTTACAAAATTCGTATGGTTTTATAAATTTGGTACCCTCAAACCATTTATATTTATCAATTATCTTTTTTTTATCTAAGAAAAATACCTTTATACCCGCACTTGACGTATAGGTGGTTGTGTATTCATCAACATAACATTTTCCTGGTTCATATTCACAAGGGGGAACGCCTGGTTTTTCAGAAATGTATATTATTTTATCTTCTGTACAAAAAGATTTATTAGGATACCCATACATATCACCAAATCTATCACACTCTTTTTTAGCTAACCTAAACAATATTTCTTTTGTAATTTTGTTTTGTTTGTTATATCTCGTACCGTCTATTTCTATTTCTAAAGAATTATCATCATCACTGGCAGTACCATTGTTAATTTTTGCAATATTTTCTCCATTATTAATTCGGTCTACAAGTTTTTCTAAGTTTGTAGTATTAACTATACAACTCGAACCTGCCGCACACATATTTTTTGGTATCGTACACTCACCACCTTTTATATATTTTACGGTATCTTTTTCCCTGTCAACATAGTCACCACGAGACTCGCTAAGAGTAAAACTTGGACATCTTGCACCAGTAGTACCCTGAGCATATGTTTTAATTACATTATGTGAGGTCTCAACACCTTTACACTCTTTCTGAGCGGCATAATAGGCTCTATCAAAATCGTAATTATCAATATCATTGTCGGTATTATCGTCGTTATCATCGTCGTTATCAGAATTACCAAATTTAAATTTATATAACATAAACCTTTCTTCTTCTGTAGGATTGGGTTTGCTCCAATCTTCACAAAACTTTTGATGAGTTACTTCTTCGCAATCAACGCTACACGCTGTATATCTTGTATCCCCGTGTTTAGGTCTAGCATTTTTCCACCAACCATAAGGTACGCCATGAGTATAATTTTGTGGTAGTTTTCTATCTTCTTTATTAGCATCAGTAGCAATAGAACCACTAGGACTTTCACTATAATCAGTAAAATCTAACCAACCTATGTCTTCTGGTTTACACTTAGAACCTTGTACAGCCAAAGTTTCATTAACCCACTTACCTTGTCCTCCATAAACGGATTTTTGTGCAGATAATTCGTTAAATCTTTCTTCTTTGAGTCCAGGAACTAAAGCACCACACGTATTCGATACTTCTTTACCTTCTCCATCAATTACTGTATCCGGACTATTCCATTCACCGTAACAGTGTACATTTGGTCTCCATTGACATCTGGATTCAACACCGTCTTTATATAAATAATAATTACTTTTAATACAATTGTCTCTTTGATCGTGATATTCACTACAATTTTTTATATTATTTGATGATGCATAATTCCATAAATCATTAATTTTTAATTTATGTTTAAATGTACCATTCTTATAAAAGCGTATATGCTTTTCATCATCACTAGTACCAATATCAACATTAATTCTTAAACTAGTTGGCACTGTTGGACTAGGAGGGGGGCCTGTGTAACTACCTAAATAAATATTTGCTCTTTTATAAAAATAATCATCAATAGCAACTTTATAAAGATAATTATAGTACATTTTTTGACCAGTAGAATTGTTATCAATATTTTCATTAGAATTTCCTATGTACATATCCCAATCTCCAATTTCTTTGGTATCATTAGTAATAAAAATTTCAAAATTGCTACTTTTATATTTATTTAATTCATTTATTACATCACTTTTAGTTACAGTACTTGATTCATTAGCACCCACAGACGTCCCCGTCCAATTTGCAGTAACGGACTGATTGGTTATACTATATGTTATATTAGTTTGCGATATTGTATTCGGTAAAGTATTAATACCTAATGCAATTTTAGCTGTATCATCTGTAAAATCTGGAACATGTGTTAGTTTGTTTTGCATTTCATTTGGTAATTCATCATAGATTATTTTCCTTACAGCAAATTGAACCTCGTCATCTGTACCACTTCCAAGTGTATATACCATGTACTTATTACCATCCTTAATCAATGTTCGTTCCGAATTATACATACTCTCTATACCATTGGTAGTACTGATTTTGGTATCACATTTACCACAATTTATAAAATCTGATTGTCTCTGTCTACACGCCTCCGAAGAGTTTTCATTACACTCTTGACCTATAGTTTGTGCTAAATCATATTCACCCATTCTTTCCAACCTTTTACCTTCTTTTAATTCATAACTACCTTGTTTAGGTTTAAAAAAACACGGTCTGAAGGTACTGTTAGAAATTTCAGTAAGTTCTCCACTTGAATTTAGATTAAAACTATCACACGCTCCTCGAGTTACATAATCATATATAAAAATAGGTTCACCGGTACCCTCCTTATAATTAGGATTTAATTTTTGTCCAGGGCACACGGCTTCAGTATACTCTGTATAATTACTTGTAAATCCCCCGTCATTTTTATTTTTATCTGGTACTATGTTGTCTGTTTCAAGACCCGTGTTCAATTCACAAGTACCAACCTGTCGACTATACGCAAATCCTTCATCACATGGTTTTGAAGCACTTCTATAAACTTCAAGTGGGTCAACATACGCACCTATACCAGTTACCCATCTACATATTTTTTTATCCGAACCGTATATATAATCAATTTTTTTTTCATCACAGTCACTTTTTTTTAATAAGGTTTTACATATTTCATTCGTATCTATATACTTAGTTTCACCATCTACATTCGCAAGTAATTTTGCATCTTCCGAATCGTACGAATAAGTACCATCTGAACCTCCTGGGTTATACACGCGCGGAAAACATTTACCTGGTTCGTGGGTATAACAAATTTTTTCCGATTTATAATCGGTTTTGAACTTACCAGAGTTTGGTATATTATTTACTACATCATCACCACTAATCTCATTCAATGTAAAATTATCACAATATTCATGATCACCTTCTAACTGAGTTTCGCATAAATTTTTTATTGCATCACTCGTTTCTTTTAATTCATCTTCTGTATAACCACCTTCAGAAAACAAAACACTAGCATCTTTTACAGTACACTTAGTCTCATTATCTTCTGATTTTTTTTGAATTTCACTCCATTCTTCGTCCGCTAACCCCGTTAAAAACTGTAAATTATCCGTGGGTTTAAAGTTTTCAAAATATTCTAACGCCTGTTCGTATGCAGACTTAGTTACAGGTAATGAATTATTCGAATCCGAAGGAGGTGAAGTCGGAGCTTGAGCTGGAGCTGGAGCTGGAGCTGGAGCTGGAGCTGGAGACGTACTTTTTTTAGGTATTATGAAACATTTATCCTTATCCCAATCGTCTTGTTTAAACGTTCCACCCGTACACGTGTATAAACTATAAAATGAAAAAGCTAATATTAGTATAAGAACTATTACTAATATAGTAATAATAATTTCTTCGTCCGCACTGGACATATTATTATTCTTATATTAGAAGAACAAAAAAATATTGAATTTAAATTTAAATCAAACCGGTTTTCTCACGTTCCTCTGGTGTTTTTATAGCATACATAAGTATCAAAAACAAAAATGTCGAAATGAGTGCATACTCTATATCTCGTGTAGCCGTTAAAGCTATGAGCGTTAACGATACAAACCTAAAAGCTTTACTATTAAAAAGTGTTTCGAGACGTTTTGGTATTTTAATGGCGTTACCGGAAAAAACACCCTGGTATAAAATAATCAGCGTGTAAACAACAGGTTGCGTTTTTATAAACGCCTCAGTAGGTCGACTAACGGGACCCAAAAAGTTAGATAACAGTTTACTCATATCTTACCATTTAACTATATTTTTTTTTCTATTTGGATTTTTCAATGTGTTTTGCTATTTCGCTCGTTTTACTATTAGACAGTTTTCTAAGTTCGCTATTACTCATACTATCACTTTTTTTCTTAAAACTTTTTAAAACCGTTCTCCAATTGTTTTTATCCATTTTATTAAGCGCACTTTCCGATTTGCTTTTTAGTTTTAGTTCTATTTTATTTATATATACCTTTCGGTTTTCCAATAGTTTCGTAAGTTGTGATGAAGATTTTGTCTTTTTGTATTTACCACCCTGAGTTTGTATACACATACCAGACTTTACAAAATCCGAATTCGTATTCGTATTTTTCTTATTTTTATCATTAAACAAAGACATGAATCTTTTTCGAATAAACTCGTTCGTACTTGTCATTTTCTTATATTATACAATTAAAATATTTTATTATATTAAATGTCTAATAAACCTAAATTATCCAATTTAAACAGGGTAGAAAGTATAAAAGTAGATGCTTTCAGGAATAAAAAGATTAAACTATCAAATTTACACAAAATAATAAAAAATGTATTACCAAATGCTGAAATACCTTTCAAAAAAAGTAATGACTATATAAATTTAAATAAAGTTTCACAAATGTCCATAGGTAAACATTTACATGCTTTTTATAATAAAAAAGAAAGAAATTCAAAAAGGTACATGGAAGACGTTTTAAACTATACCACACAACTTGTTCATAATCAACGTCCAGAACATATAAAAAGATCTGTACCTTTATCACCGAGTAGAGGTTCAGTTAAGATTAAGAAAAAAAGTACTACAGTATTAAATAAATTATATAAAATAAAAGCTGGAAAAGAATATATTAAAATGCAAACTCTGGCTAACATAGCAAATCAAGTGTATCAGGTACCAGGGAATGCGGGGTTTGTACCAAATAAGTATCACAGAAAAGATTTAAAGGTCAACGTAAGACCTTTAAGAAATTCAGTCATAAAATACTTAGATCTTAGAAAATACCCCTCGGTACGTGTTCAAGAAGGAAGAATATTACACAATAATATAATGAAATTACTTTCGAATCAAGGTAATATACAACCACCCAAAGAAAATGTTACAACACCACAATCTCGAAAAAGATTTAAATCACCCACGCGTATAATGGAAACTCCCAAAAACTCACCAAAACTTAAAAGAAGAAGAAAAAATAATTAATTACTATAAAATTTTAAAACACTTTTTATTACTATACATTCAATTCTATAGTAATAAAAATTGATCATTTCAAAACGGTTCCCATAACGCGTTCGCTAGGTATATATTTACCAGGTCTAAGAACAGACGGTGGGTGTAACATATCAAACTCTTCAGTCGCGTCTTTACCCGCGAACAAAAGAATAGCTTGTTTACCCCCTGGATGGTCCTTTAAAAATTCGGTTAAATCGTAAACTTTATCGTGAATGATTACCCAACAGTCCTTCTCGGTATTATGTTTATAAACTTCGTTAGGATATATTTTAGGGTTAATGTGGTCGTTTATGTTTTGTACTCTATTCATATTATTACCATTTTTTATTTTTACCTTTATGTTTGTCTATTTTTATCGCATACTTAGAATTTTTATTAAACTCGACGTAATCAACTTCACCATCGGGTGCAAATATCTTTTCGAGGAAACCCCTCATAGTGAAATCATCTGCATTAACCGATGTACGTTTTTTTGTTTTCGTCTTATTCGTACTTTTCTTACAAGTGGTCACTACTACTAATCTTGTTTGAGGCACTACCGCGAACATCTTATCTAATATCGCTATTATTTTCTTTCATTTCTAAAATCGCATCGCGTTCGCATTTGAGTTCGTGTATGATTTCAAAAAGGGCTTTCTGTTCGCGTCCTTCGGACCGTGTACAGTGTGAACTGATTCGGTATATCTTAGCATCGAGTTCTTGAACTCTCCTGGAGTTGGCGTTAGTTCTAGGTTCTGAAGTGGCAATAGATGAGAGAAAAGGCGTTCTCAACATACTATAACATGGTAAAAAAACTTTATTTATTTTTTTTATTTTTAGGTGGTGGAGAAGGTTTTTTATTTTTAGGTGGTGGAGGAGGTTTGACGTTTTTAAAAAACTCTTTACTAAGTCTATTATATTCTTTTTTATCTTTAGGATCTACACCCCTCTTTTCTCTCTCATTACGTTGCATTTTAGATCCGAGTTTAGATATTTTGTTTAAGAGCTTTTTAATGTTTGAATTCATTATTATACTTTTATATTATATTTTATATTTTTATTTCTTTTTAGTTTCGAAATCCTCATAAATAGAGCGTACATAAAGTTTCGTGCACGCTGTAGTTATAAGAGTTAGTGAAGTTACGTATATATAAGGGAAAGCATTCTTTATCATTTTTATAGTACATCATTTTAATTAAACAAAAAAAACTATACCACCGTCGTCGTTTGGTAAATTTACTCTTGATTAGAAACTATATCGTGGAAATATTCACAAAAATTCTTAATTTTAGGAAACGTGTCTGAACGCCACTTATTTTCGTCACGCTTTATCATGTACCCCATTCTAGAATCGTTATACTGTTCGATGAGTTCACACCTGTCCACGTTCAACATCTCCATATAAGCTTGACACTGTACCTCTTCGTAATCCCTGACTTCCCTGAACAAACGTCTAGATCGATTTTTTATCTCCACGATGGTTTTCGTTCCGTCATCGTTCTCACGCATACGGTCTATTCGACCCACGATTTCGTAATCCGTACCCTCGATAGTACAAACCTTATACGTATAAAAATTTTCGTCGATCAATAAATCGTCGTAATTATTTGCCGTAGTTTCCTCGTGTCGCGTCCCGTGGTTAGTAAACAGGGTTTTGCGTAAGTGTTCGGTCGCAATCTTTTTATCTTCACCTCTCAAATTAGAGTATAAATCCAACTGATTAGATACCGCTTTCAGTTTACGCTCGACATCCGTAGAATTGAACGATTTATAGCTTTCGGTATCCTTTAAAAGCGTCATTGCAAAATCGCACTTCTCGATAGTTTCAATCGCCAATTGTTCCTTCGTTTTACCTTTAAACGTTTCGGGGAAATACTTGTTCCATAAATTATCAATAATCTCCTTTGGTTTTTTATACTGATTTTTACCAACAATAGACGCAATATCGGAAGCTTTTAAAACAACTCGGTTTACACCCACGTTCTTAAACGCTCTTTTGTTATCGCGAAGGCGTGGGTACACTTCTCCACACGCACGAGCATCGTTTAGTGCATCGTGTGCACCATCAAAGTCTCTTCCGAAAACGTTATTAAACACCGTTATAAGTTTGTGATTGTGTAAAGTCGGGAAAACTCGACGCGCGAGATCCAAAGTACACGTAAACGTAACGTCCTTAAACGGTTCAATACTTAAACCCCTTCGGTAACACTCCGAAAAAAAGACGTTCTCGTCAAAAAACGAATTGTGTGCAACCAGAAGCTTCGTATCACGAACAGCCTCCTTGAACGATTCGTAAAGGTACTCGAAAGGTTGTCCCTTCTCCAAAGCGTGTTCGTGTGTGACACCGTGAACGTGTGTCGCGGTAACCTCGTACGTGTCCGGGTACGAAATCGCGTGGTACGATCCCAACTCTTTACCGGTATAGTCATACTTAACAAAAGCTAAAGTGACTATCCTACACTTATTGAACTTATCTATATTTTCGGGTGTCGCTCTTTCCCCGTACTTCGTGGTCGGAAGACCAGTCGTCTCGGTGTCCCAAGCGATATAATTCATTAACCAAACTTAAAACAGATTCTTTAACTATGATGATATAAAATCAACTTTCGTATAGTGTATATTCTATCGAAACTTGAGTTACTTAGGTTTATTTTTATGCTCATTTCTTAAAATTATCTAAAAAACGTCTCGCTATCATCATCCATCCTATGCTTAAAAAAACAATCTCACCGTCAGTATTCATTACTTTTATACTTTATTATTTTTCGAAAGTATCGAGTGCGTCGTGGTAATTTTGTAATTCCTCGGGATTATTCTTACAATTCAAATCACAAGATGCAATCATACCATACACAACACTCCCATCAACAATTTCCTCCTCGACGAGAATGTCTTTAAGGTGTTCGAGTTTTACCCTGTACTTTTTGAGATACTCGAGAACCTCTTTGTAACAATCACGCACTAAACATACGACCTCGGTATCTATTCTGTTCTTCATATCACTAGAAAGAGAATTCGGATCGGCGTTAAGTTTACCCAAAGTACTACCCATACCGTACGTTACGATCATTTCGCGTGCTATTTGGTACGTTTGTTGGAAATCGCTCGACGCACCCGTCGTCACTCTATCTTTACCGTAAACTATCTCTTCCGCGGCGTGACCCCCTAAAGCCACTTTTATTTGAGACAACAAGTACTCTTTGGTAAACATACCTATATCGTCCGTCGACGGTTGGAAAAAGGTAACACCACCCGCATCCCCTCTCGGTATTATACTCACCTTTCGAACCTCGTCGTATTCGGGCATAAGTACACCAATTATGGCGTGTCCTGCCTCGTGGTAAGCGACGCGCGCCTTACGCGCCCCAGAAACGCTTCTACCACCCTTTGCACCCACGACAATTCTCTGGTATACGTCCTCTATTATTTCTGATGTTATTATACCGTTTTCACACTCACGAACCGCGCGAATAGCACACTCGTTCATGAGGTTTGCTAAGTCTGCACCCGAGAAGCCCGTGGTTTGTCTCGCGACGTCTATGAGTTTAACTTCACCACTCAACAACTTATCTTTAGTGTGTACTTCGAGTATCTTTTCCCGTCCGTGGACGTCGGGTAAAGAAACTTGGATTTTTCTATCGAAACGACCCGGTCGAAGTAAAGCTTCGTCGAGAATGTCGACACGGTTTGTTGCCGCTATGACAACAATTTGTGATTCGTTATCGAACCCATCCATTTCCGTAAGAAGTTGGTTTATAGTTTGTTCGCGTTCATCGTTCGACGCAAACCCGTTCATACTTCGTTTTTTACCAATAGCATCAATTTCGTCAATAAACACAATACACGGTTGGTTTTGTCTCGCCAATTCAAATATGTCACGAACGCGTTTCGCACCAACACCTACAAACATTTCAACGAACGACGATCCTGAACACTGAATGAACGGAACCGAAGATTCACCGGCAATGGCTCGTGCGAGAAGTGTTTTGCCTGTTCCCGGTTTACCCGTCAAAAGTGCACCTTTGGGAATCTTAGCACCCGTACCAAAAAACTTCT